ATCGCAAATGGTCTTGATGGTTGGGCTGGGTGGAATTTGACGACTTATGGACAACAGCTTGCGACGATTGGCCGGCTTGTCGGCAAAGGCGGCATGTATGTCTACTGAGGAGGAGCCGTTCAATGTTCGGTGTTTTGGCAAAAGTAACATCAGCTATCGACACAACCAATACGTTGAAGCAGATTTTGGACGACTTGGCCAAAAAGCAGGTGTATGTCGGCATTCCGGAAGGTTCTGAACGACCAGACGATAAGGGTCAACCTATCACAAATGCGGAACTCTTGTACGTGCAAAGTCACGGCGTTCGTCGAAAGGAAATGCGCGATGAGATGAACCCGAAAGTAGAAAGCGGAGAAATGCCATACAGCAAAGCGTATCAAATGTGGTTGCAAACACATGGTTCTCCGCTTTGGCAGATTCCGCCTCGTCCGGTTCTGGAACCAGCCATCGAGCATCATAAAGGCGAAATAGCGGGCCAACTCAAAAAAGCCACAGACATGGCCTTGAACGGCGGCGACCCTGAGCCTGAACTGCACAAAGCCGGGATGATGGCACAAAACTTTGCCCGGGGTTGGTTCACGAATCCGGCGAACGGTTGGCCTCCGAATGCGCCTGCAACCATTGAGCGAAAAGGAAGCGATAGGCCGCTAATCGATACCGGCGAACTCCGTAAGGCAATCACCTATGTGATCGAGGAGGGATGATGGAATGATCAACGTCAGCGAGGTCATCACAGATCCTGATTTTGCCCAGTCTTTCCTCGTCCATCGAAGAACCGGCAAATGGGTAAATGGACGTTGGCAAGAAAATATGACGGACATTACCCTGCTCGGAGTCATAACCGTGGCTGATCCAAAAACGCTGGAACAGCTGCCAGAAGGGGACCGCGTAATCGGTTTGATGTGCTTTTATGCGACTGTTCCAATCTTTACAACAAACGAACAAGGAACATCCGATCAAATTGAATGGCGCGGAGAACGATACAGAGTAAAGCAAGTTTTCCCCTACGGTGATTATGGTTACTACAAAGCCGTCGCTGAACGAATGGCAGGTGATTAGATGGCCGATATTGCACTTACGCTTTCAGATATCGAGAATATCTTTTGGCGCTTTACGATACAAAGTCTTGGCCTTGATCCTACTGCAGAAACAAATCAAAACCGAATCCGCATTGGATACCCATCAGAAGGAGCGCCAGCTTGGAAGCGCACAGATAATGTAGGGTTTATCCTGGTGACAACGGTCAGCGATCCCATCACGCAACAAACGGAAATTTCTTATACCCGTGAGACACAGGAAACGGCGAGGCTTTCAGCTAGTTATACGCGGGTTATCCAAGTCACCTGGACATTTTATGGTCCATCCAGTTTTGACGATGCCGACAAGGTACGAAATGGTTTGTATACAAACCCGTCGCTCTTTTCTCCCCTAGCTTTGGTGACGAACGTTCCTGCCCCATTCCGGCTGCCTGAATTGTACTCCGGCCAATGGTGGGAACGTTCAAGTTTTTCTGCACAGTTCAATGAGAAAGTCGTCCGCACTTCGACTATTAACTACATTAAGTCTGCAGAAGTACAAGTTATTCCGGATAGGTAGGTGATTAATTTGGCACAATCACTTGATAACATCGTGGAAGTGAATGTAACGGTATCGCCAATGGCGCAAACAGCCGGCACATTCGATATTGGTTTAATTGTAGGGCCATCGACAGTAATTTCAAAAACAGAGCGTGTGAGAATCTATTCCGGTTTGGAGGATATGGATGCGGACGGTTGGACAGGTACAGAACCGGAATATGCGGCTGCCACACTCTATTTTAGCCAGGATCCTGCTCCATCCATGGTGGTAATTGGCTGTTGGGATGAGACCGGCGGCGAAACAGCAGTCGATGCAGTGAAGGCATGCCGTGCTGCCAATAGCGATTGGTATGCCTGCTATGTAGTAGATGTTACTGCAGATGAAATCGAAGCGATTGCTGCGACTGTAGAAGCCATGAAACCAGATTCGGCGTACTTCTACACAACCAGCGACGCCGACGTAGCAAACGGAACCGCTGGTAACGTCATGGAAACGCTGAAAAATATGGGATATCAGCGCACCTTTGGCCTTTACAGCACAACCGCACATGCTGCAGCTGCCGTTATGGGATATGCAATGGGAGCGAATACTGGCGGTGCCAATTCCGCCTACACGCTGGCTTACAAGACGCTTGTAGGGGTGACGCCTGAACCTCTTTCCACAAATCAAGTGCAATATATTCTCGGCGTCAATGGGAATGTATTTACCTTATATGGCAAGAACTATCGCCTCCTCGTGCAAGGCACTATGGCGAACGGTGTTCATTTCGACGAAGTCCTGAATTTGGACATGCTCGCGGCAGAGATCCAGATCGGAGCTGTAAATGCGCTGGTCGGCGCTTCAAAGATCCCGCAAACGGAAGCTGGCATGTCACTTTTGATCAGCGCGATTGAAGAGCAATGCGAAAAATCTGTTACCCGCGGCGCTATCGCTCCCGGTGTATGGAATGCGGCTCCAATCCTGACACTGCAAAAAGGGGACATGCTCTCGAAAGGGTATCTTGTATTGGCCGAAAGCATCGCAAGCCAACCGCAGGAAGATCGGGAAGCCCGGAAGGCTCCGCCGATTTACGTTCCGGTGAAAATGGCGGGTGCTATTGAGCATGTCGTCATCAACGTTACGGTCAATCGCTAGAAAGGAGGAAAGATAGATGGCCTATACAACCTATAGCTTTGCAGATGTATCAATGGTGATTTCTCATCCTGCCGTCGGTCAGTATGTCGCGACGGGGGAAGGTATTGGCAGCATCACCACTACGATGACAACGGACAAATCAAGCCATGATGTAGCAGCAGATGGTTCGGTCATGGTGTCGAAGATCGTGGGGAACAACGGTACGCATACCATTTCTGTGCAGCAAACATCCGGGCTCAATAAGTGGCTCTTGAAGCTGTATAACTACTTGATGCAAGCACCCACGTCTGAATGGGCACAGATCAAAATCACGATTCGATCGCCCGCTATGCAGGATCTGATCCGCTCGACCGGCGTGTCATTCCAAAAGCTGCCTGATCGTCCATATCAAGCCCAAGGTCAACAGGTTACGTGGACGCTCATGGCTGCTGAAATTGATCAATCTGTTGCATAAAACAGAGCATCGAGGCTCTTTTTCTTTTGGAGGAGGAAATCGAATGCAAGCGCCTATCAAATACAAAGACGTTGAAGTTGCTGGCCGGAAATTTCGTATCAAGAAGTTTTCGGCCAGAGTTGGTTCTTTCATGATTCTGAAACTGACAACCATTCTAGCTCCGCTGTTTTCGAGCTTCAAAGTTGATCCAAACGTGAAATCTCCGGAAGATATCGAGATTGGAGATATCAATATCACTGGCATCATGAATCAACTGACCAACATTTCCGAGAAGGATTTCAACTACATTCAAGAGCAAGCCTTGCGCGTGTGTTTTGAACATCTGCCGGCCGGGTTATCACCTGTTCTGAACGAAAACGGCACATTCGGGGTTGAGGATCTCGAAGATAATACGGCGGCAGTGATGGCGCTCACAGTGCATGCTTTGGCATTCAACCTGACAAGTTTTTTTCAAGAGAGCGGTTTGCAGGGTCTGGTGGCGGACTTGATTTCGTCCCGGCAAGGTTAATCAACGTGGACGAGTTTTTATTTGCTCCTGTGATGGCCGGGCTATGGTCGCACAAAGATGTAGTTATGGATGTATTCGACATTGATGATCTGTTGGACGCTCACGAAATTCTTGAAGTCAAGGCGGAAAACAAACGCAGAGCAGAAATGGCAGCCAGATTGCAAGAAAGGGGGATGATGCCATGATCGGTGAAATTGTGAAATCATATTTGGTGTCGTTGGGATTCTCCGTTGACCAAAAATCATTTGAAGTAGCAGATAAAGCAATCGATGCGCTTGAAACGGGCGTGAAGCGATTCGCCGGCACTGCAATGAGGCAATTCGCTCTTGCAGGCACTTCCATTGTTGGGGCATTAGCAACCGCAAATATTGGCATTGCCACCTTTCTTGGCAGTTTGGCGAAGGCTGATCTGGAAGTTGAGAAGTTCGCGACACGAATGTGGATTTCCAAAGATGCCGCAGCTGAAATCAACAACACGCTAAAAGCCATGAACGCCACGTTTGAGGACTTGTACCTTAGCCCCGAATTGTTGAGGAACTTCCAACAATTGCGGGCAACGATCAACGAAATGAAGCCTCCGCCAGAATTTCAAAGCCAAATGAAATTCATTCGGTTGATTCAGTTTGAGTTTCAGCGCATGCGCCTCGAAGGGATGTATGCACTCCAATGGATCGGCTTTTATTTGTTCAAGTATCTGGAAGGACCGATCCGCGAGATAAAGAACAGCCTCAGTGACTTTAATGATGCTGTAACCAAGAGTATGCCGAGCTGGACAAGAGTTATAGCGCAAGTGCTCAGCTGGTTTGTCAGACTTGGCGCGGCCGCAATTCAAGCAGGTAAAGATGTGCTGCAAATGTTCGCGTCGTTGAGTGAAAGAATTCCCGCCTTGGCAAAGATCATTGGCGCTGCTTTGCTGGGACTTGCTATTGCGATACATTCTCCATTCCTCGGCTTTAGCTTAATAATCGGCGGTATCCTTTTGCTTTTGGATGATTTCTATACGTATTTGCGCGGCGGAGAAAGCGCTCTGGAGCCATTGTGGAAGATGTTGCAGAACTTCTTCCAAACGCTCAAGGATACGGGCGCAATTGATCAATTGGGGAAAGCATTTGATCGAACCTTTCAGATTATCGACTCAGCTATTCGAGCAGTCTTTGATTGGCTTGTACGATTGTCTGAAAAAACGAAAGAACTTGGCTTTCTCGATGCATTGGAAAGATCCTGGTCTTCCACTTTCGGGCTTCTGTATCAAATTGTCAGCGGATTGTGGAGGTGGATTTCGTCCTTTTTCGCTGATTTGAACAGAGAAGGTATCCTGTCTGGGCTAATCGATGCCATAATCAATCTCGGGAAGGAAATATTCGACACGATTGGCTGGGTAGCCGATCTTGTCTCAAAATTTCTCGAGATGGAAGAAGTGCAGACGGTCCTGGAGGGAATAGGCAATTTCATTTCTGGCACGTTTAAGTTCGCGATTGAGACGGTAGCGCGGATCATTGATCGAATCGCGAACAGCATCAAAATTATTCGCTCGTGGCTTTCTGGCGATGATGCGGCCCTTGCGCAAGCGGAAAAAGAACAAGAGGAAATCAGACAAAAAGAACAGGCATATTCGGATTTTTACGGCGGTAAGATCAAAGACTTTCTCAAGTTCATGTTTGTGGATGCGAATGCTCCGAATCCTTTTCTTTCCGATATGGCAACAGCCGAATCAAAGGAAGCAGAAAAGATAAACGCAAGCATAAACAATTTGCCAAAAGGATTAGAACCGGCATTCAAAAAAGCATTGAATGAATCTGAGATCATGAAAGGGTTTCGCATTTACAGCCAAGATTTGAAAACAGGATTTAGTCTCCTCGCCAGTGCAATCAATCCGCAGGTGTTTGAACGGTATCAGTCTCTTGCAACGGGGACATATTTGAGCAGCTATATGTATGCGACCAACTCAAATCAGACGATCATTCGCAACGAGAATAAACCGGTATTCCACATCAAGAGCACGGATCCAAAAGCAGCGGCTCAAGAAGTGAACCAGACATGGTCGTCTTGGTCAGCGATGAACATACGAAATTTACGACCGGTCAACGGATGAGGTGGTACGATGAATCCGATTTTGGATTTGAGTTCACAACCAATCGCCTCGCTCGTCTACCTCAAGACAAACATTGGCGGTTGGTTTTTTGACGCTTTTCTTCGATCGACGCATACGAGTCGGTTGAGCATTACGCAGCATCCGGTTCAAGTTGGCGCCGCATTGACAGACCACGCTTTCTTGCAACCCAAAGAACTCAGTATGGAGATCGGCATGTCCGATGCGGCTACAAGTTTAGTCCCCGGTCAATTCACCGGGGGCTGGAGCCGGTCCGTGCAAGCGTTCAAAGTGCTGCAGGAATTGCAGGCGCTTCGTGTCCCTTTGCAGGTACATTCTAGGCTTGGTCTTTATCAAAACATGCTGATCGAAGAAATATCTGCACCAGATGATTACACAACGCTGTATGGACTGAGGTGTACGGTGTTGCTACGCGAGATAATGGTTGCACAAGTGAGGACTGTAAAGATCAGCGCTAAACCGGCTGTGACGGATAGAGCGAATCGGGGAAAGTTAGAACCTAGCAATCCCAATCAAAGTGTTGCCGTTCAAATTAAGGAAAAATTATTTGGTCAGTAAGGAGCGATCCCATGGCTACTACTATATTACCTATCGTACCAGGGATGAATCAAAACTTTACTTGCACGCTTCCCGTTGATGATAAGAACATCACTTTGGACTTTTCCCTAACATACAATTCCCCTGGTGGATATTGGTTTATGTCAATCGCCGATCACGAAACGGGAAAGTTGTTGATTGATGCGTTACCGCTGCTGCCGGGCGAATATCCGTCAGCGAACCTATTAGGTCAATACAGCTATCTTGACATCGGGAGTGCGATGATTGTTTCCGTAACCGGCGATAATTCGACTCCTACGTTTGATTCGTTAGGCAAAGAACATTTAGTGGCGTGGAGCGATAACGTATCATAAGAAGGAGTTGCACATTCTACAAATTCCGACATTATATTCATTATGCTTATGATAGTATATCGACAAATGGCAACAAAGGAGTGTTAAATTATCGTGAAGGGGAAAACATTGATCATACTGTCTTTATTGCTGACCCTTGTCGCATGCTCACCTTCTCAAAATCAAGTAGAATCATCCATGAAAGAGTCAGGTTCATCTCCACAAGTTAGACCTCCCAATGTAGAGCAGAATACCTTCGATTCGGAAAAAGTTGAAAATAAAGTAGAACCCGTTAATGAAGAAGGAAAAACATCTTTCCGTAATGTGAAGTGGGGGATGAGTAAAGAGCAGATTATGAGTCTGGAGAAAGCTGAATTAGTTACAGAGGAAAATGATTCTTTGGTCTATAAGGATAATATTAACGGAATAGATTCGGCTGTTTTCTATAACTTTATCGATAACGAACTTACTTATGGAGGATATTTCATTACCGAAACGCATAGTAATGAGATGGAATATATCAATGATTTTAATGTATTAAAGGCGGAACTAAAAAATAAATATGGCGAACCTATAAGCGATGAACAGATATGGAAAAAAGACCGTTACAAAAATACTCCTGAAAAATGGGGAATGGCAATATTATTAGGAGAACTAGAATTGATGGCAAAATGGGATACTCCTGATACAGAAATTATTATTAGACTTGCCGGGGATAACTACCAACCAGCTTTTGGAATCGCATATAAAAGTAAGGAATTGTTCCAAAAAGCTCAAGAAAGAGAAAAGGAACAAACAAAAAGCAAATTTTGATGATATAGCGCCCGAGGCATGGGCGTTTTTCTTTTCGCCGCATGTAGGAGGAGATTGTCAAATGGCCGATATTCGAAGCCTAGCCATTTATGAAGCTCAGTTACAGGGCGTTGATGTCAATATCGTACTTGCTACAATTGAGGCTGAAACAAATTTTAGGAACGTTGTCGGTGACGGTGGAGATTCCCTTGGCCCTGGGCAAATACAACCACGCTGGCATGAAGATGCCTACAAATGGGCAGCAGAAAGATTTCGTCTTGTTTGGCCAAAAACGCGGCAGGAACAAACCAATCTCGTACTAAGTAATGACCATTTCGCAACAGCCGTGGCTGTACGAGTGATAGGAAAGACGTGGAAGGGTGCCAATTATGATTTCCGAAAATTCTCGGAGTATTATGTAGGGAAAAATATTCCTGACTCAGACTACCAACGCCGCCTGAACATCTACCTCAAATATACGAAAGGAACACCGGCAGCAACTGCCGCAGCATCTGCATTTACGCCAGAAAGTTTTACAACGTTAGGCCAAACCGGGGCTAACACTGGCAATATAAACGATTTGGTTCTCCCTTCTACCAACTACGGCGTAGTGGCAAATAGCCAGCGCTATGGGAATGTTCTGTATGGGCGCAGATACCGTGTGTTGGTATCAAACGGAAAAGGAACGGCGCTGGACGTTTCAGACTTGCGTTGTACATTTGAGGTACACAAAACGATGATGCAGCCGCAATTCTCTACCGTGACGATATACAATCTCAACTCCGAAACAGAAAACCAGATCATCAACGAGGGTGACACCATCATCATCGAGGCGGGGTATGAAGGCGAGCAGTACGGAATGATCTTTCGCGGCGACGTTGTGCAGCCAATCCGAGGCAAAGAGGATGGAGTCACATATAAGTTGACATTGAATTCGCTAGATAGCGACAGGGCACTCAATACAGATGCTTTTGTCGCTTTTTCTGTATCCAAGGGGCAAACAGCGCGTGACATTGTTGAGAATGTAACGAGCAGAGCCAGATTACCGATGGAGCTTGGGTTCATTTCGCAAGGGTTGTCTCAGGCCAAACTTACTCGCGGCAAAGTATTCTTCGGTGCGCCAAAGGATTATCTGCGCCAACTGGCCCAATCAAATGCAGCCACGTTCTACATGGAGGATGGAAAGGTAAATATCATTCAGGCGACCGACTACCCGCCGAATGAGATCGTGGATCTGGCCCCGGAATCCGGATTGATTGGCACACCGATGCAAACCGATTACGGAGTAAGCTTTAAATGCCTGCTCAATCCCCGACTGAAGCTCAACTCGCTTGTGAGAATCAACAACAGCCTAATCCAAGCGCAAACTTATCAGTTTGGACAAATCCCGCGTGCTCTTGATGCCGAAGGGATATACCGTATCATTGAACTGCGCCATATCGGTGATACACGCGGAGATAACTGGTACACAGAATGCACGACGGTTTCGCAGGCCGGCGGAGTGATTCCGGGACTCATCGCTTCGCCGAGCGCAAATCCTTGGAGGTGAAATAACTTGCCCGTACCGATAAACGAACGCATCAAAAACAATGAGATTGAGTTTTACAACATGCTGATCGACAAGATTTTTAATTCCATGCGCGTCAGTTTGCCGGGCATCATCCGGGAATTTGACCCTTTGACACAAACGGCGACGGTTGAGATCGCCATTCGCGAACATGTGCGGCAGGCGAATCTTGAGTATGTTTGGACAAACATTCCACCACTTTTGGACGTTCCGGTGGTTTTCCCGCGTGGCGGCGGCTATGTCCTAACATTCCCGATCCAACCAGGGGATGAATGTCTGGTTGTTTTTGCGGATATGTGCATTGACGCCTGGTTTTCCAATGGAGGAGTGCAAAACCAGATCGAGAAGCGCCGGCATGACTTGTCGGATGGGATCGCCATCCCTGGGTTGTGGTCTCAACCGCGGGTGATCCAAAACTTTTCAATGTCGTCGGTTCAACTACGAAACGAATCAGGTTCGCAATATATCGAGATCACGGAAGATCAGATTAACCTGGTCGGCAATGTGAAAGCGAACGGGAAAACGGTGTTGACCGCAACAACATAGAAGGCAGGTGATTGGATTGAGATACCGCCCTTTAGAAGCCGGAGACTATACCATGGGCAAACCATTTCTCGTTGATGCGGCAGCCGTAGGCCAAGCGATCAAAACAAGATTGCTTCTTTTGCAAAGCGAATGGTGGGAGCAAGAAGATGATGGGCTGCCACTCTTTCAAAATATCCTCGGAACCAGAGGGCATCCGAATAACTTACAGGCAGTCGATTTGTTGATGCAAGAGCGCATCCTATCGACTCCGAACGTGGCGAGGATCTCGGAGTTTCACAGTTCATACGAGAACCGCGCATATTCCTTTTCGTGCAACGTTGAAACGGCATTCGGGGTGTCAATTCCCATATCCATGACCTTCTGAGGGAGGTGAGTACATGCCCTACTTTGCGCCCTACATCGACGAAACGGGATTTCACATGCCGACGTACCAAGACATACGCGACGAACTTGTCAACCAAGCCAAGCAGATTTTCGGACAAGACATATATCTCGGAAACGACAGCCAGGACTATCAAATGATTGCGGTATTTGCCAATATGATCTATGACGCTTTTCTAACGTGCCAAGCTGCGTACAATAGTCGCGGCCCTTCTACTGCAGTTGGCACAGGTTTGGACGTAATAGTTGGCATAAACGGGATCAAACGAAATAAACAGACAGCATCAATCGCGAACGTAATTTTAACCGGGACTCCCGGGACAGTCATCACGAAAGGAGTCGTATCCGACACGGAAGGACGAAAATGGAATCTTCTTTCACCTGTGACTATCGGTTCAAGCGGTTCTGTTACCACCATAGCTACTTGTCAAATTCCCGGCCCCATCTATGCGGCGCCGAATACGATCGTCAATATTGATACGCCTACGCTGGGGTGGACGAGTGTAACGAATCCGGACCCGGCTACACCCGGGAGTGATACAGAATCGGATGCGAAGCTGAGGACTCGCCAAGCCACCAGTACAGCCAACCCAAGCCGGACCGTGTTGGAAGGAATCAAAGGCGGCATTGCAGCTGTAAGTGGTGTGACGCGCTATGAAGTTTACGAGAACGACACAGAGCAGCAAAACGCAATGGGGCACCCCCCTCATTCCATCACCGCGGTAGTTGAGGGCGGCGCTGATCAGGATATTGCTAAGTCTATTTTTGACCGAAAAACGCCTGGATGCTATACAAACGGAACGACAGAAGTTCAAGTTACGAATCAATACGGAGAGACATCAACAATTCGCTTTTATCGTCCGACGTATGTGGATATAGACGTTGTAGTGACAGTGAAGAGATTATCGGGCTATACTGATCAAATCACCAGCAACATCAAAGATTATATTGCCGAATATATCAACAGCCTCTTTATAGGAAGTGCATTGGCCATATCAAGCCTGTGGGGCGCAGCTTTGCAAGCCAATCAAGTACCGACAAACCCTTACTTTTCGATCACCGGCTTGACGGCGGCGAAATCAGGGGATACTCAAGGTACTGCAGATATAGCATTGGCTTTCAACGAGGCTGCCAGATGCTCGGCGGATAACGTCATCGTCAATTTCGTGTGAAGGAGGATGGGCATGGCAATTACACCATACTTGGACCTGATTACTTCTCAACATAGACATAGAGAAAAATTTATCCGCTGGGTAACTGCCGTTCTTGAAAAAGCGGACGACGCCATGACCGCAGCCAATCACATTCCCGAGGCGTTCGACATCGATAATGCAGTAGGGGTTCAATTGGATACGTTAGGAGTATTGATCGGCAGGTCGAGATACCTGCCTTTTCAATTGCCGGATGGTACTCCTCCCGTATTGGACGATAAAAACTACCGCGTCGCACTCAAGGCCAAAATCGCCATAAACCAGTGGGACGGTACAATTCCGCAGATTCACGAGATTTGGGACGAACTGTTTCCCGACGCAAGGCTGAGAATCACTGACAATCAAGACATGAGCATGAACGCAAGTATACGCGGTGAAATGGGGATAGAAAGTATTCATCTGGTGACGGTGGGATATGTCATTCCGAAGCCGTCCGGTGTCCGGTTGAATGTGACATGGGAGTCTGAATTGACGCGGCAGGATTATCTCGGCATGATTGTCACCATGCGAGATACGGTTCAATTGACTTTCCCAAATCATGAATTATAGAAGGAGGTGAATGTCATGGCTAAATACGGAACAATGGTCATAACCGAGCTGGGGAAAATTCTTTATGCCAAATCACAAACTGGTTCCCCACTCGTTTATACGAAAATGGGAATTGGATCGGGTCAAATCACGGGTGATCCTAGTAACCTAACACAATTGGTGCAGCCGATAGGCTATTTCGGAATTAGTTCTTTTAGTCGTAATGGCAACACAGCACAAATCAAAGGGGTTTTTGAGAATACAGACATTCATCAGACCACCTATTCTTGCGAGTTAGGGTTATTCGCCCGCGATCCGGATTATGGTGAAATCCTGTATGCTTATGCGAACGCAGACGGAAACGGGGACTACATTCCTCCCATTGAAGCCGGACCGTTTTCACGCGAGTTTCAAATCAATGTGATTGTCGGAAACGCGACCTCCGTTACAGCCGAAATCCCATCAACAGCTTTTACAACCGTGTCGGACTTTGAGGCACACGTCAACAACACCAACATCCACATCACACGGGCAGAGTTTGAGTCGCAGATCGCCAATCTGCGAAATGAGATCAACCTGGTCAAGTCTACTTTCCCAGACACTTTCCTGAACAATCTGTTCACGGAGAATCTGGCCACAACTGACGCGATCGTGCTCACGCATGGATATTACAACGAAGCGCAGGGCCGGTTGGAGGTGTAGGGAATATGCGGATACCTTCAGATAACGGCCATTCTAGCGAGGAAGGAGGAGGAACATGGCGAGTATCACAACACCGGTAACAGTCGTTGACCAGCCGTATGACACATCCGGCAACGGCGGG